GCGTGTCTACAAGGATTTGCTTCTCAAGAACGAACCGGGTGCAAGCGCCGTCGGCAACCTGCTCTTGGGGTTCAAGGGCAACAACTTCTTCGAGGCCGGCTACGTGTGGGCACCGTACCAACTGCTCTACACGACCGACAGCATCCCGACGCCGTGCTTCACGGTCAACAAAGGCATGGCCACGCGTTACGCAACAAAGATGGTTAATCCCAATATGTACGCTAGAATCTCTCTGGCGTAAAAACCATTTTGGAAGCACGTTCCTTTTTGACACTGTGTCACGCCGGATTGGCAAAGTCCGGCGTGACAATTCAGACCTGCTCTTTGACAAGTTATTGAACGTCGGAGAAACACTGCCGAAGTCCGATCCGCGTTACCTGCTGCCGCGTAACGCTGAAGTCCGGTGCGATCCGCGTCGGGTTTTCTCCCGCCGCGCGGCGTTCTCGAATTTCGCGAACTTGATTATCGGTGAGCCGTTCGCGTTTCAGCATTCCTTCGCGGACGATCCCGCTGATCCGTGACTGCGTGATGTTGTATTCCTTCGCGAGTTCTGTCTGCTTTTCACCGGCAAGCGCACGCGTTTTGATTGTGTCCTTTTCTTCCGGCGTTAAAGCATGTGCGCGATTGCCGTTCGGTTTCCGACCTAAAATGTGGATTGCGTGTGTATTGTTTTCTGCGGATGCCGCGTACTCTAAGTTGCTGAGTTGGCACTGTGTCTTAATGCCGTTCTTGTGGTTGACTTCGTGCGCCAGCGTTGGTGGTTCACCCAGCCAAGTATTTGCGACGGCGACATGCAACAAATTGATCCGGTCAATAGCGTACATGTTAGGTTTACCATTTTGGTGAACTCAAATCACGATTCTTCCGTTTGCTCACACGCGCCGCGAGCGACGGAAGGCTAGTCAGGCGCGCGCGGCGCGCCGGCGATGCCGCAGCCCCCGTCTCGCACTCGGGGGCTGTGTTTATTTTACGGGAGTGTATAATGCTGGCGTGACAAGTTTCGCACCTGACGGGCGACAGTCTGGACGGGATGGACACCCCGCTTTGGGCGGGGAGGAAAACGCAAGGCTTGACGCTTGAGCAATGCGGACGCGCGGCGCAATACAGCGTTACAGCCGTTTTCCTGAAGGTGGTTCGACCCCACCGCGCCTGATTATGCCGGCTATCAATTTCACAACGCTGGACGAATACAACTTTTCTCTTCTGTCGGAAGCGGACTTTCAGTACCTGGGCGATACTGACTGGTCTCTGTTCTGCGGACCTTCCGCCAACAGCACGCCGGTTGCCGTCGCGCCGGGCGCAGGAGCTACGCGCGCGTGTGTTATCGAGCCGCCGCTGCTTTCGCATCAGCTATTTTCTCCGATAGAAAGCGAACCGCCGGTTGCGTTGCATCCGGACGCCGAGTAAACTTACGCACTTGCTTACGCGTGTTCAACGTCACGCAGTTTTATTAGAAAGGATTGACACAGTGTCACAATTTCCCGCCCGTCCGGATTTCAAGTCTGCGGTTCCTCCCGGAGAACCGATCTTCGTGAATCAGCAGGGTCAGCCGGTCATCATTTTTGATGAAGACCGGCGGCAGATCATCGTCATGCCCTTGGCGCTGTACAAACAGCATCAGAATGGCACGTTTCAAGTCCACGGGGAATTCTATCGGCAATTCGAGGTGCCGAAGGGCGGGCTGACCTTGTTTCGTCCCGAAAACCATCCTGCGGATGTTCGCGGAAAGGTGCTGGAACTGGTTGAAAATCAGGATCGACAAGTTAAGCGGGCAGGCAATCCGCCTCTCTTCCCGCCCGGCGATCCGCGCAATCAGATCCCCCGTCGAAATACTCCGACCGCGGGAATCTCAACTGTCACCTTCACGATGGATACGGCGACGGTTCAGGCACTTACGCCCAAGACCGCCGGTGCGACACGGGAGGAACGCGCGGCTTTAGCGCAGTTCATCATCGACTACCGGTCCGGGAAAGAGCCGGATATCAATCCGACCGTCGAAAAGTACAGCAAGGAACTTCAGTCGATTCTGGACGTGCGCCCGGGCGACAGTCCGGCATCCGACCCGCAAGCGCAGGAACCGCCGCCACCGTTCGCGGAAAAACCTCCGGTCGTGACGCAGGCCGGCGAAGTTATCACGCCGACTTCGGACAACAAGGTGCAGTCGGAAGAAATCCGCAAAGCGGAAGCAAGCCGGCAGGAAGTGAACCGGCAGAGGAATCGCGCCAGGTAATACACAGGTGTCTGCATGGGCGTGCGCGTTATAGTCTGGCTGTTGAACGAATCAGACGGACGAGCGTCGTCCGTTGTGGTCAGCGATCAATCCAGCCCGCCGAAAGGCATCACGCGACAGGATACAGGTGAACAGGTCGTCCCGGCAGGCACGGCGCTATTCCGGTCTCTCCCCGGCGTTTATACGCTCGCGTTCGTCGAACCCGCTCCAGGACTCACCTACGATTACACCGTCAGCTATGGTTGGACGGGCGCGGGGTCTGGAAGCGGATACGGAAGTGGACCATTCTACGATCCGAACGTGTCTGCGCCGGGTGGGGAAACGGGACGGACCGTTGCGACTTTGACTGACGAAATCTATACGAAGTTGGGTCTGGGTGACGCGCCCGCCGGCGTGAATGTCGAACTGTCCCCAAAGCACATTCAAGTTTGTCTGACGGACGCGGTACGGTATTTGAACCGCTGGCACCCGCCGGCCGCATGGGACGTGCTGCCGTATACCTATTCACAGCGCGCGTACACCATTCAGAAACCCGGACTCTATGGGATTATCAGCGTAGACGCGTGCCGCCAGTTGCCTATCGGTGGCACGACGTGTTCTTTGCAGTACGGCTTTTATCTTTGGGGATTCCAGACCGCATTTTCTCCCCTGATCGCATCAGGCGATATGTGGAGTGATTTGATGCAACAGGCACACGCGATTCAGGACGCGCGCTACTTGACTGGACAAGATTTTGATTGGGAACAGCGACGTGTCGGGATCGGGATGGTGCAACTGTTCGTGCAAGCACAACCGGCGGACAAGGTTATGTATCAGTATGTCTGGCACGTAACGCCGGATGACGATCCGAATACGGGCGTGTCTAACATCCCGGTTGAAGATATCGACTTTATCGTCAACTACACGCTCGCAAAAGCAAAGCAGATTCTCGGGCGCATCCTTCGGAAATTCGGTGGTGGAATGAACCAGCCGGATGGCTCGACTGAACAATTGGACGGGGGTGAATTGATGACGGAAGGAAAAGCGGAACAAGAAGCGTTAGAACAGGCGATGCGCAAGCGCCGCCGGCCGCTCGAACCGTCCATCGGATAAGCGAAAGGATCGTTATGACTTATGCTCTTGCTTACTGGGTCTGTATGTTGATTTGGATCGTCTTCGGATTCATCACGAACTGGCCTGCGCCTGGACCGAACGCAAGCCGGTTCGCGCCTATCGGTGGGCAGGTTCTGCTGTTCATCCTTTTCGTGCTGATCGGTTTGGCGATCTTCGGAAAACCGTTGCACGAATAGTGTGACACTGTGTCAAAGAAATGATTCAGCGTAAACCACACATTCCTTCTTTCAAACGCGTTGTCGCGCCGCTGCTGAAGCATGCGATGCCGACATCACTGAAGATCGTGCAGACCTTCGCGGAAGATCAACTGAATGCCTTCGTCAAGCGGATCAAGGATCAAGACTTTAAGTCATTCCACGATGTGCCGTTGTCTGAACAGTGGCTGGCGTACAAGATCAAGCACGATTTGGATATGCGCACGATGATCGCGACGGAACATTACATCAAGGCAATCCAAGTTCTAACGCACAAAGAAAGCCCGGATTCGATTACCGTTTACATCGGATTCAAGATGTCCGAAATGGTCAACGACCGGGACGGGAATCCGACAGACTTCCCGATGTACCGCTTGGCGGAAGTCCATGAATACGGTTCTCAGAATCATCACACGCCGGCCCGCCCGCACTGGAAACCACAAGTTCCGCGTATTCGTAAGGCCGCGATTCCGGTGCGTAGAAATATCCAGAAGGAAATCATGGCGCTGGTGAAAGGGGTGGGGTACTGATGTATCTCCCCCCGCCGACTACTGAACTGACTAAGTTTCCGATTCCACTCGGAACTGATTTTTGGATGCAAGTCGCGTATATCGACGAAAAGTGGAAACGTGTCTATCCGCTGCTTACGTATCATCCGCTCAAAAAGGACACGACGCTTTCTGTATTGCTCGACGGTTCTGTTCCGGTGGGTGTCGCAGGCGGGACTGTGTTCGACCCTATCTACGGTGAAGCTGTTGACCCGCAAATGCTTCAGACCGGCTGGCAGCAACCACAGTTGTCCGGCAATCTGAGCAGCGCGGATGTGGAAGTCTTCCAGCCATCCGTGCAGGTTAATGGCCGATTGCAGGTGGAAACGACTGACGTTGATTTACACTTCTACGGATTTGATCGGTTTCTTGGGCTGCTGGTGACCGTGCCTGCTTCGCTGTTTGACTCCGTAGGCGTCAGCGCTCAGCCGGGCGACAGGTTTGAGTGGGGCGGCGATACCTACGAAGTTCTTCAAGTTGGACCGAATCAACGATTTCGTAACACAGCGACGATGCTCTATGTCGGGCTGAATTGTCAAAGTTATCGAAAGGGAAGTTGAAATGGACATCGTCCTGCCATACCGCCTGTATCCTGCCCGCACCGTGCGTGTACAAGCTCCGGACAGCATCGAAGTGGATTTGGATCTTGGATACGGCACGCACGCGCACCGGTCGCTCCTGATTGCGGGCATTGACCGGAAGGTCATCCCAGCCGAACTGCGCGACGCTGCATATCACGCGGCTGTCATCACGCTCGGCGGGAAGCAACTGCTGGTGCACACGGAAGACTTTCGGATGAACGGCGCGTTCATCGCCCGTGTGTTCGCAAACTTCCCGATTAAAGGCAGCGTCGAAACGACGCTCGTTCCCGGAACGACGGAACGTCGCGTCGAAATAGCGCATTTCTTCAAATGGTTGACGACTGTAGATTACGCGCTTGAACCGCTTAAGCGGGCGCTGAACGGGGGATTGCGTGATTGACACTGTGTCAAAATTCATGGACGGGATGACATGAGTCTGCCGTATTCGTATGAATCTTCGCTCCGCGCTCACGACATCGCGATCTTTGAGTGGTTGGGAAAGCTGCGCGTCGACTACGCCGGGATCGGAACAGGGTCCGGCAGTGGACCTGGTTACCCGCCGGTGTCCCCGCTCGGCAGACCGATTCTTCGCGTACGCGCAAGTCCGGACCGTGCATTTGCCAGCACCGTTGACCTGCTCACCAGTCAAGGTTATCTGACGCAGGAAAGCGCACAGAAGACGCGTGAAGCGGCCGGGGACATGAGTGTTCTACCGCTGCCGATCTGCACGTTTCAACGGGGCGATCCGCAGATTGATCCGGAATTGTCTAGCGCTGTCAAGCGCCCCCGGACAGAATACGACGCAGTCAACCGGCGCTATGTCGTTCATCCCTGGCCGGGGCATTACAAAACAGACTATGCAATCACGTTTTGGACGCACAAGAATTACACGGATGATTTCATCCGTGAATGGATCTACGGACAACTCGGACAGCGCGGCGCTGGAAATTTTGAGACGTTCATTCCTGTGCAACACGCGCCCCCGTGGGGCGTGTTCTACCAGTCCTTGAAATTGTTGGATTCTGCCGACCAGTCCCAACTGGAAGGCGCCGAACCGCGATACAAGCGGTTCACATTTAACTTTGCCCTGCGCACTTGGATTATGAAACTGTCGTTGCCGCTGGAAGATCCGGTGCAGGTCACGAAGATCAAGACGTACACGTTTCCAGCTTCATACGATCAGCAGCGTGCGTCTGTACACAGGCTGCAACCCGACGCTTTCTCGCCGCCGGCCAATCCACCGCAAACGGACAATCTTTTTGCGTTTGATGTCCTTCCGTTATCTCGCTATGCGGATCTGTGGCCGAAGACGGGTGAAGCAATCGTTGCGCCGGGCGGGATGGCGCCGCAAGCGCAGCCGCGATCCGGGCAGCCGCATTTTCCAACATTGTCGATCGCAGTCGGTACGACGGAAGACAGCGTGGATCTGGGGGAATGGCAGACGTACCCGGATGAAAACGGATTCAGCATTCTGTCTGTCTGGTTTGATTACAAACTCTACGGAAATCCCGTGACGTTTGAAGGCGGTCAACGCAACCCAACCGATACCGGCAGGTCAATTATGTTTGCAACGACTCTTCCGAAAAGCATCAAGTGGTCCTCGGCGCATCTGTTTGCGTTGGCGAACAAGCCGTTCGTATCCTTCACTTTTGCAGGCACTGGAACGGGTGGTTCTGGAAGCGGACCTGCGGCGCGCCCGGCGCTGTTCTGGGTATCGAATCCACACGTGCATCAACTATTCCCGCAGGCGCGCAGCGGACCCTGCGCACAGACAGCGACTTCCGCGACGTTTATCGGTTTGAGTAATACTCCGCATTTGATCGCAGTCGTTTTAAGGGCATCCGCTGCGGATACGCTTTACTTGGACAACGATGCGGCGGCACCGACATTTTCGCGGACGCAAGTTGTATCTTCCGCAGTAAGCGTTGGCGCGGTCCTGTTAATCCAACCTGTGAACGGGACTCTGAAACTGCGCTGGAATTCATCGACAACTGTTGCAAGTGTGTGGGCGCAGCGTTATTATTCTTCGTATCACGGCAGTGCGGTATGACGGTGCGGCGCGAAAAGATTGACAGTGTGTCAAACGAAGACACGTACGTGGAGACTTTATGCCCGACAAACAAGTGGTTATCGTCAACCGCCTTTCACAGAAATTGTCCGTTACCGTGAACAGCGGGACGGGCAACCGAGAAATCGACCTCCCACCGCGAGGACGCAGCGTTCCAGTGGACGAAAGTAGCGTGACTGAATACACGCACAGCCTGGCAACCCAGGGACACATCAAACTGTCGAGCGTGCGCTAATCGCGGCGTTTGCGAAAACAAACAGGAGCGTCCATGTTGGCAACGAATCAAGCCCCAGGAACTTACGTTCAGGAATACAGTTTTCAACAATCCGTCGCTGCCGCCGGGAGCGCGGCGATCTGCTTCGTCGGCGGCGCTACCAAGGGACCGTTGAACAAGCCGGTTCGCCTCCCGAGTCCCGGCGCGCTTATCAGTACGTTCGGTCCGCTGTTGCTGAATGATTCCGGTCTGCAAGCTGCGTACGTCGCGCTGCAGGCGACGAGCAATTTGATTTACATGCGCGTGGGCAACGGCGCCGCGACAGCGGATCAACTGATTCCCGGTACGACCGGGAGCACGCCCGCCGGCTATGCGACAGGTTCAATCGCTTTTCCATCTGGCAATCCGGCGGACGGAGAAACGGTAACGATCGGCAACAGCACGAACACCTACACGTTTGAATTCGACAGCAACAGTTCTATCAACGCCGGACATATCCAAGTGCCAATCGGCGTGACTGCCGGCCTGACGCTCACGAACCTCATTTCTGCCATCAACAACTCCGGCGGCGCTGTTGCGACGGACGCGACAGTCATTTCCCCGACTGCGGCAGTGGTTGCACGTGTTGCGGGCGTTGCTGCGAACATCGCAATTCGAGCATCGACGTACGCCGGTGTCGGCAGCGGTTCCGGCAGCGGTCCGGCTCCGAGCAATATCGTGGTCGTGGGAATGACCGGCGGTACGGCATCCGCTTCGGGCAGTCCCTCCGCTGAAGTCCTGACGCTTTCTGCGCTGACTCCGGGAACATGGGGTAATGCGATCCAAGTACAGATCGTTGCCCCGTCGATCGCGCCAAACGCCGGCAGCAGTTCATTCGATGTCAATGTCTACGCTCCTCCGGGCGTCGGGCAGAACGCAATTCTTGTCGAGTCTTTTTTCAACGTGTCGTGCCTTTCGACCGATCCCCGGTTCATTGACGCAGTCCTGGTCAACGGGTTGTCGAACGAAACGGCACCGAGTTCGTACATCTCGTCTTCGACGGCTGCGACTGGAATTCCGACTTCCGGAACGTACGCTCTGGGTTCGGCCGGCGGCGTTGCCGGCGCTGACGGGGTGTCGGGGCTGACTGCTAACGACTACGTGGGTAGTGTCAACGGTCAGCAGGCAAGCGGCCTGCAGGCACTGCTTAACACGGACACACTGTCAATCGACATCCTTGCCGTACCCGGCGTATCAAACGCAACCGTTATCAACGCACTGCTCAACACCGCTAAGGCTCGTGGTGATTGCGTTGCGATTCCCGACCCGCCTTTCGGTCTGGGTGTAGCTCAGATCGTCGCGTGGTACAGCGGGCAACAGCCTGCAGGCGTTGCCAATGCACCGGCTGTTCCGTTCAATACGAGTTTCGGCGCGCTGTTCTGGTCGTGGGGCCAAACTTATGATCCGTACAACAAGCAGACCGTGTGGGTTCCGCCGAGCGGCTGGGTCGGATATCTGGCAGCGAATGCCGGCGCACGTTGGACGGCGCTTGCGGGCGCTGCGAATGGGGTCATCCCGGCGATGGACGTTGAGTATTCTCCCGGACCGGCGGAACGCAATCTGCTGATCGGACAGAATAACATCAATCCGTTCGTTAAGACATCGGCTGGTATCGTTTCGATGGGTAACAGCACACTCAGTCTGACCCCAGGCGATCCGGTGTCCGATCTCAGTGCCCGTCGTGCCGTGTTGTACGCGCAGCGTGTGGTCAAGGCCGCGACTGCCGCGCTGCAATTCCTTCCGAATAACGCGAATACGTGGCTGCGCTTTGAAGCGCTGGTCAACGGCGTGCTTGGCCCGCTGTCTTCGCAGGGTGGTCTGGCACAGTACCAAGTCAACTGCAACGCCAGTACGAACGCCGGCAGTCCGCCGAATGTCATGAACGGTTATATCGTCGTGCAGCCGACTCCGACTGCGGATCAGATTATAATCGGGTTTGCCAGTACGTCGGATGGCACGAGCTTCACGAACAGCGCGACCAGCGTAGCCGGGACAACGACCGGAAGTTGAACGCTGAAGTGTCTGGGTGCGACCGGATACGTCAAGGAATTTGAGTGCGGCGCGAAATTTGAGGTAACGTCATGGGACTCAGTGATCTGTCTGCAAACTTTCTTGACGGTCCGTCCGGCTACGAACCGCAGCGCAACAACAACTGCGAACTCTTCCTCACGCCGCCGCAAGCGATCAACAACTTCAACGAAGTGCTTCAATTCGCGATCCAGCAGTTCCCCCTGCCGAAAAGCGACAACGCGCTGGTTGAAGTGAAGCACATGAATGAGATGCGCAAGTTCGCCGGCGCACCATCGTTCCAAGACCTGCAGGTCACATTCATCGACTACATCGACCTGGACACCGCCGCCGTTATGAAGGCGTGGCGACTGCTGGTGTACAACCCGATGAACGGCAAGATCGGTTGGAAACGTCAGTATGCGGCCAGCGGGCACGCGAACCTTTACGGCCCGAACGGCCAGTTCGTCCGCACATGGAATCTGATCGGTGTGTGGCCGACCGCATACGATCCCGGCGAAACGGATCAGACCAGTGATGACGTGCTGCGCATTTCCTGCACGTTTGCTATCGACAAGGCGATCTTGGCTGACTCGGTGGAAAATCCGGCCGGTCCCATCGGGCAGGCGTACGGAACGGACGTCACGACGGATTCTCAGTACGCACAGGCTGGTTTTTCCAGCGGTGTTGGTGGTCCTGGCGGTGCCGGGTTCATTACTTGATCCGTCGATTGACAGTGTGTCAAAGAAATCCCCTTTTCAACGAAAGGTTTTCCAATGGCTGAGTTTGCATGGGTCAATTTCGAGTTGCCATCTCGCGGGTTTTTCTACAAGGATGGCAGTGGCACGCCGCTTTTGGACGCGAAGGGGACGATCCAAATCCGCAAGCTGTCGTTTGACGAACAGGCGCTCCTGCAGTCGCAGGGCGTGGATGTCATTCAGCGCATATCCAGCATCGTTCGCAAGGGATCACAACTTCCCAAATCTCTGTCCCCGGAAAAGCTGCTCATCACGGATCGGATGGCGGTCCTGTTGTATATTCGCGTTCTCACCTTCGGCCCGTCGTACACGTTCACCTGGCGATGCAATGCCTGCCGGGCGACCGTCAAATCGACGATCAACATTGTGAAGGATCTGCCGGAAGTCAACCCGGAAGAAATCGCGGAAAAGCTGCAGGCGAAAGATCCGCCGGAGGAACTGGTCGAACCGTTCACGGTCTATCTTCCCGGCGAGAAGAAGCACGTTACGCTTCGGCTGCTCCGCGGTGATGACGAAAGCGAGATTTTCAAGCAGGCCAAGCGAGCACGCCTGCAGTCGATGGATTCCACTGATCCGTCGCATGCGATTCGCATGGCGCTGTCAATCGTCGGCGTGGAAGGTGAGAATTTCGATCAGCGGAAGAAGGAGCGATTCGTTCACAAGTTGGACGGGGATGACGCATTGCGGATCGAATACGCAATTGACGATCGCGAACCGTCGATTGACAGCCGGGTCTACCTGACCTGCTCAGCCTGCGGGGCTGAGGATGAAAGGCAGATGCCGTTTGATGCGGAATTCTTTCGGCCACGCACCTTGCCCGTTGGAGACGCTCAGGGAGCATAGGTTCTTCCTGATAACCTGCGGAGGCGGC